GTATTAGTGGTCGTTAAGAGCTTAACTTGCCCCACATGGTCGCCTGTGACGCCTGAGAGGGTGCTTACAGGTTCAATGCCGAAAGCATCGCCTTCTGCGAATTGGTCTAGGACAGATTGTGCTAGGTCATCCAGAACAATCTTTTGTGTCGTGGCTGAAAACGCGGAGCTGTAACCAGATAGGTTGCCAGAGCGGTCTGCGCTCCTTAACCAGTAGTAACGGGTTACGTTGTTCCCCAGCCCTGTGACTGTATGCTGGTCTGACTTGGTTTTAACGATGAGCGTAGCTGAAGAAAGGTTGTTGACCGTGTTCTCGAATATCTCGACATAGGCCAAGTCGGAGTCACTTGGTAGCTCATAGTTCAGCTTGATTTGCTGAATGCCGCCGGTAGCCGTGATGCTAGACGGGATAGCTGGCGCAGTCTGGTCGCCCTGTAGGGTCAGAGTCTCGGTGACGAATCCAGAAACCCTGCCAGTCAGCGTGACCGCCCTCACCCTAAAGGTGAACTCTTCCAACTCCTTCATGCCAGCAATCACAGTGCTGGTGCCGTAGACGTTGATAGAAGAGAAGTCGGTGCCCGCCCCGCTGATAGCCTCGTTCACCCCGCCATAGTTAAGCTCTAGGGTCGTGGCATCAGCAACAGAGCCATAGTTGATGGTCTGATTGTAGGAGTCTGCAACCTGCCCATAGTCGATTTCGCCTTGTGAGGTTTGCTTGAACTCCACCTCGTAGAACGAAACGTAGGTGTTAACACTGGGCGCAGTCCATGACACACGAACAGCAGGCAAGACAGAACCATCATTACCCAAGACGGTGGTTTCTGTGAGGGTGAGAGCTGTTGGCGCTGCCTGCGCTGGCGTATCGTCCACAATGTCTGAATAGTCAGGATTGTTTGGCCCGACAGTGGCTAAGATATTCGATGTATCGTTGTCTGGATTTCGGTCTGATTCCACGAAAGAGCCAGAACCCGTCCCGTAAGCTACCGCCCTCACCCAATAGTAGCGGGTATCACCAACGTCTATAGGGTCAGCAGAAGTTGAAGCGTCATGCACGAACTGTGTGCCAAGCGTCCTACCAAGCTCAACTCTATTTGCCCAGGATGAGTCTGGCGAGGCATAGACTACAATCTCTTTGAACAAACTGGTGTTAACTGGGTTTGTCCAATCTAACTCAATAGATTTTAACCCAGCAGTGGCAGACAGGTTCTGTGGGTCAGGTACTCCACGAAACGCCTCAGTGATAACGCCAGAAGGTTGGAGAGTGCTGTATTCACCAACAAGAGGGTCGGCATAAGAACCAGCATCATCTTCCAAGAGCGTGAGGTTAACCACCCCGTCTTGGGTATCAGAGAACGACCAACTAGCGCAGCGGAAGACCTTATTGCTGTAGTTCAGCTCCTCAACGGTAACCGAAACTCTGTCCCCAACATCTATTCTCAGACCTGTAAGGTTTGCAGGGAATGTCAGCACCTTTTGCTGGTCTGTCATCTGAATTTGTTTGTGCGCGATCCTCTGAGCCATGTACGAGCTGTTAGTGAAAGGCAGCTCTATGTCTTTGGTGAGAACCTCGTTGTTATCTCTGCTAACTGCCGCCGTAATAGATACCGCTGGTGCTTCGACTGATTTATGGTTCTGGGCGGGGTCAATAAAAATCGGGCGGACTGTATTAAAACGCGCACCGCGTTCCACCGAAGTGTTAACCGTGATTGGGCCTGCGAGGTCATCTTCCGTGAGGCTTTCAGTGGGGGCTTCATAAACACCTGCCCTGATCGTGTAGATACCGTTTGAATAGACTAGGCTGCCGTTCATAGAAGATAGCAGCTTGTTGATGTTTGCTCGGTGAGTGTCTGTTGCGAACAAAACACCATTCGCAGTGAACCGCTTTTGAGTCCCTGAGTTGGGCACCGTTACCGTAACATCACAAGCGTCTGCCGCAGTTTCTACCGCAGCCCAATCAATCTTGCTAACAGGGATAGACAGTCCAAACTTGGTGTCTGTCAGGTAATTAGCTACGCAGAGAGCGGGATTGTCTGACCATTGCTGATAAGTTGCATTGGTAGGATTGGCCCCCGCACTCGTATCAAGGCGAGGGTCGTAAATGTCTTTTTTGCCTTTGACTAAGGCTTTGATGTTCTGAGGCTTCTTTCTATCCCACAATTGCTGGGATGAATCGGTCAGCGTCCACTTGGTAGAGATTGTGGCAATGCCACGAGTCCTGTGTGCTGTGCTCCAGTTTGCGTTAACAAAAGTCTGGAGGAGTGTGTCATAGGTCTGGTCGCTTGCGCCTAGCCGTCGATTGATCTGGGTTATGGTGGTCGATGGGTCGTCAGATGTTGGGCCATATGTCCCAGCGGTTACGTTGAATCCACTGATTTGCGCGTCAGTTATAACCTCTAGGTCAAAGTGAACGTCTGTGATGTCCTCCACTTCATGCCCAGTGAGGGCGATAGCGTGATATAGGTCTTTATTCTTCGTCCCGCCTAGACCAACAAAGAAGATTGGCCCTGATACCAAGGCTTCACCATAGACCATCTTTTGGCTTTCGATGGTTCCACGAACTGTCTGCTGTCTGGTCTTGTCGTTATCCGCTTGCGGTATTGACAGATCAGGCATCAACCCTTTGATGGCGGCATTAGCAACAGCAACTCCAGCAGCAATCGTTACAGCGCCAAGGACAGCCAAAGCCGTCTGCGTTCCTGCTACAGCATAAACAGCGCCCGCTGGAACACCGACAGAAGCCGCAAAGCCCGCTACTGCTGAACCAATCTTAATTAGAAATGGTGCGGCTTGTGCCATCTTATAAACTCCATCCTGCTACTAGGTATCGGTCTGGAATCTGTGTCATGCCTTTTTTAGTCAGGCAAACCACATTGTCTGATAGCTTTATTCCGCACACCTGACCAATCATCGGAATATCAACAATACAAGGGTCGCCATCCTTTAACTCTGAACTAGCTTTTCCTAAGATGCTGCCGATGAAGTCCACAAGCTCACCCTCTCGTCCTACCAGTAAATCAGCCTGCGCTTCTGATTCGTACTTGAATTGCTCTGCGTAGTCTTTGCCGGTTAGCTCTTTAACGACAAACGCGGCAAACTGGCAGCAGTCGGCATCGCCATATCTAAACTCTCGACGCTTCCACTTGTTTAATGCGGCATGAACCTTCATTAGAACCTTAAATCAGGAGGCGTAATGTTATCGGGATCCAACGGCTTAAAGGTGCCAGGTCTAGGCGTTCCGATGATCGCGTTAGATGCGGCATCTCCCCATCTCAGTTTCGCCCCGTCAATGTCAGCCATTAGGTCGAAGCCTAAGTCTCCAGAAAAGTCTTTCTGCAATTGGGCGCTGGTGTACTTTAGGTTGGAGGCTTTGTTGAATCTGGCAAGCTCTGACTCAGCGGTTAGGGAGATTACATCCCCGCTCTCTGCTCCCACAGATACGGTCATCTGATCCATTGCCCCCTCCCACACCACTGTGGGGTCAGCAATCAGGTCATCGCTAGCATCTAAAACGCCAAGGTAAACCGTTACAGGCTGTAGATAATAGTCCTCAGTCAGAGCGGCAGCAGATACGTCTGGGTCTAATCCAGAGAGGGAGAGTGTGATTTTGTAAGGACTAACATCAGCGCCTTCTTCAATCGTGCTAATTTCTCCCAGATCACCAGTGCCTAACCAGTCCTGACCACCCCAAGTATAAGTACCGATGGAGTTGTGCAAATACAGAGTCCCGCTAGGGAACTCCAACTTGGCAAACGTAACCAGCGCAACATGCTGGGCAGACAGCGCAGTGAGTACCGCAGATGGAAAACCTCGACTCATGCCAGAACATCCTCAACGGCTTCAATGTTGAAACTAGACGTTATGTCCACTTGGGTATCCCATGACGCTGGGCCTGCCAACATGAAAACCCCGCTCACTGGTGATGTGTAGGTAATTATCGTGTCATCTGCTGGCGTCTTGCGAATGGGGGGAGCGATTGACAAAGTTACGTTACCAGAGCCATCACTATTGGCATCTGCCACGACCATGTGCAACTCATTCCCGAAAGAAATGTAATCGCCTGCTCTCAGGTAGTTGGAGACGTTAGCCGTAGCCCCATCACAGACCAGACTGGTACCCGATTGGCTACCACCGTTCACAACCAGCGTACCGCCACCCGCACCCCTTCTAGTAAAAGAATGGTCGTGCAAGGTAAACCGATGCTGTTGCCCATTTAGCTTAACGAGAAACGCCTGCATCTCTTGGCGGTTATCACCAGACAGGTTTCTAAACTGCAAACTGGCCCTCCATAAAGAACCCTTGCGGGATGTGGTCTGCACTGCGTTAGTCAAGGGAGACTGAAACGTCCGAGTATTAGAAACAAGCTCAAACGTGTTAGTCGTTGGGGTAATGCTTGGGAAGGCGAAAGTAGTCATTAGGCAAATCTACCCCTTCTCATAAGATCTTGAATGGTCATTATAGTCTGCTGTGATGTCTGGGCCATAGCAGATTTGATTCTTTGATCTACGTCAGCGCCAGAGCCTCTAGCGTCTACGTTGTTGATAACGGTCACGCCGCCACCCATCTTCTTGTTTGGCACGATAGAGCCAGCCTGATTGGGTACGAACATCTCAGGGCCACGCTCTCCCACCATGTATGGCTGACCAGATTGAACAGGGCCACCGATGGCTTTGCCGGTCAAGCCTTTGGCGAAAGATAGAAACCCGCCAGTAATCTTGTCGATCACAAACATCTGGATCATCTGCGCGATCATCTCTGCCGCCATCTTTTTGAATGCGTCTTTTAGGGATGTAGTGCCTTTGACCACGCCCATCAGTCCATCAGACATGTTCTTCATAGTCTTACCTGCTAAATCATCCAATTGTTGTTGGACGGTTGGCAGGTTGTTTTGCAGTTTCTCAAAACTTTCATTTAAGCGGTCTGCTATAGTCGGCGTCGCTGAATCGCCAGCGCCCAACCCAGTCGCAGCGTTTTGAATTTCAGCTATCGACTCAGCCGCTTCGAGGTTGGCGACAATGAATGCTTCCATGCTAGTAGATAATTCTAAGCCTGGATTGCTTGCTTTCAGAACTTCCAACTCTTTAGATAGAAAAGCGATGTCTTGAGG